TTGTCTGCCTTGAGTACCCTGTCTACCTTGACGTCCTTGAGTACCTTGGCCTCCTGTAGTACCAGTAATTCCTTGTATACCTTGAGTACCTTGTATACCTTGAGTACCTTGTTCTCCTGTAGTACCTTGAGTACCTTGAGTACCTTGTCTACCTTGACGTCCTTGAGTACCTTGGCCTCCTGTAGTACCAGTAATTCCTTGTATACCTTGAGTACCTTGTATGCCTTGGGTACCCTGAGTACCCTGAGAACCACCCGGACCTTGTCTACCTTGGGAACCTTGAGTAGAAGCTTCGCCTATCTGACCAAGCACCCACTTTTTAGTTGTTCCTTGTGCAGGATTAGTCGCTATAGCTTTATTCTTTCCCATGGTTTGGCCTTTTATAAAATAATGAATGTAAGGTTGGAGGAGATTGGGGCTCTCCTCCTAAGCCCTTGTTATTCTACAATAACTGAGTTAAATTTAACCAGTATTATACATAACGACACCAGCTGAAGGTTGTGTAATCTTCAAGCCGTATCTCATCGACATGTAAGAACCGACAATTCCAAATCCGGGATTTGCCTCTTCTACAGTCAGTGGTCGTCTCTCAACATAAGCCATAGGCTTTACTGATTCGTCCCATACTAGATACCTATCAGGTGGGCACCATGCATTGACATAAACTTTCAATCCATAAATGCTACCAATAAGTCCAGTAATGGAAGTCTTCTCTATTGGAGTATCCAAGACATATCTGTCCTGTTGTGCTACAGTAGATGTAAAATCTGCCATGTTAAGAATGGTTTTATAATGACCGGGTGAAATTAAAAGGGCGTTAGCGTTCATGCCTCCACCACCAATCAATTCCATTGCGTCAGTTATCAAACTCAAAATAACGTTTCCTGCGGCTCCCGTGTCTACAGTGTAGTGTGGGGTTGTCAGAATTGTATCTGACGTGTTACCATAGGAATAGATACGTCCAGAGTTAACTGTTCCACCAGTTCCGATAAATCCGCCGTTAGGGCAGTCGGCAAAGGTTGTAATAACAGCCTCTGTAGTTGATACAAGAATGGAGCTTGCCCCACCGCTTAGACCTGTCCTCAAAGTTGTGTCTCCTACACCGAATAGTGCATAAACAACGTGCTTTGTGACGTGTCTGTCAACGGCTCGACGAGCTTCATTCAAAGCCATCTCTACTTCGTTAAATCTTGAGTCTTCTATCATGCGTCGGGTTACACCTACCGCAAGTCCCCATTCATCCACTGATACACGCTCGGAGCGTAGATTAGTGTGTTGGTACTTAGGAGTGTTTCCTTCGCTGATTTCTTCCATGCCCATTGAGGGCTTTGCAAAAGTGATATCAATATCACCGCCAGTTTCTGTAGTCATAGGTTGACAGAACATTGATAATGCAGGTAGGTCTACAACTTTGTAAGCCTGAATTGCATCTTTATAATCAATAAGTACTCTCTCACCCACACCACCGTCGACTGCCCCTGTGTTCAGGGAAGTCAATAAACCGGATGCTAAGTTTGAATTAAGTGCTACCATATTTATGTTCTCCTTATCCTAGATACAGAATCCTCTGTAATGATGAAGCGCCGCTGTGCGAATCTGAATCTATATAGATTCCTATTGCCTTGCTAGCGTCTGCGGTTGTACTCAAGTCTCCAGCAGCAGCAGTGTCCAAAGCATCTCCTACGGCTATTGAGCCCGTACAATATGCTTTAAGTACTACACCCATTCCGGTTATAATACTTGCCATGCTACCTGAACTTACTGTAGTTAATGCAAACCCTAGTGGTTTGTGAGCTACGTTGGTATTTTGAATAACTTGCGCTGAAGAATTCATCATTACCGGTTGGCCCGCTGTGACGGTTCCACCAGCTACGAACGGTAAAATTCTTGCTGGGGCCCCACCATCATTTAGTAAAATTTCTGTTGCCATATTTAATTACCTCTTAGTAATTCTTTGTTGAGCTTAATAAGCCCGTTTTCTTTCATCTCTACCGCGAATGTTCTTTCTGTTTCCTTTGGTACAGCTTCTCCTTCGTTGGATTTACCCTTTCCGAATTGTCTTTCTGTGTCCTCTGGTACAGGCATCGCTGTTAGAGCGTCGCTGAATCCAGTCAGCCTTGGTTCATCCCACGCAGATAGTTCCTCGACACGAGCATCCTTCTTGTCTTCTTCGGTTGTACCGAATACTAACTCTCTGGATATAATCGTTTCTATAGTCTCCAACTTTCTTGCTTCAGCCTCTTTTTCGGCTCTCTCTTCCTCAGCAGCTTGGAATGCTTCGATTGTTTTCAAAGCATCTTTGTACTGGGATTCGACTTCCGTTTTAGAAGCATTCAGCTCTTCAAGCTGAGTACGTAGAGAAGCGAACTCTCGTTCGACAATATTCTCTGCATCGGATTTCACATTGGTTTCTACTTTTTCTTCTGTCATAGTTTCGACCTCTGTCCCGTCTTTACATTCACACGCTCCCTTATCACCACCACAACCACAGTCATGGTCGTCATGGGAATTGTGTAAATCACATTTCTCTCCTATTGTACATTCCTTACAGACGGGGTCCATTTTTTCATTGTCAATGAAACTAACTTCCGTGGGACGTAACTTGGTGGCGTATGTGTCACCCATAACATCAACATCGTTGGAAAACCAATCAATGCTGACGTGAGTCATATCCCCGTCTTTGACCTTGTTCATAACGTCTTGGCCGTGTCCTGTCTTATTACTGACAGTGGCCAACATTTGCACTGCACTCTTACCATTTTCCATCTCAATCAGCTGAGGGTCAGTAGCCATGCCGATTAAATCCTCGGCTGTTCGCTGATGGTTAATATATATAGGAAGCTCCTTAAAAGCTTCTATATTAGATTTTAGTATGGTAGGTTCTATATAAACCTTTTGTTCCTTTTCATCTTCTTCATATGTATGAAGTCCTGAAGTAATAGCAATTACTGGAAATTGAACAGAGTCAACGCCTTCATCACTATTAAACGTAATATTGGAATCTTCTTCCAATGAGATACCAAATGTTCTACGTACAGGTTCAGTTGTTTTGTTCTCTGTCGCAAATTCCCGCTCTACACCATTCTCCACAGCCCACATGTTACACATGTCAGCTGCAAGCTCGTCGTGATTATCAAAACCACGTTTCTTCAATGTTTTACTAACGGTCATTTTGCACTTGTCGTAAGTCATCTTCTATCTCCCGTTGCATTTGCGGAGGGTTTATTACCCCTGTTTTGCGCTCTTGCACTTTCTTCTTTTTTATCTGTATCTTTTCCACCAGATACATTAGCATTCTTACTACCGGGGCCACCTTCGAGAGGGGACGCCTTCACATCTTCAGAAGTTTCCATATCTAATTCTACAACTCCTTCAGGGTCAAGACCTCGTTCTTCACGAACTTCTCCGGGTGATAAAACGCCTTCAGATAAATATATCATGTCTGTCTTAGCTTTAGTAAATGCATCTTCAGTATTAACTTGACGGAATTTAAACTTAGCTTCTCCATCTTCTAACTGAGGCATTAATTGTGCATTTAATGCACCTTCTATTGCAGACTGTAAATAATTAACATATGGTTCAAAAATAGGGCGCGCCTTTTCAGGGTCACTCCACATTGTTCTAGGAACCTTTAAAGCCATATGAATCTTGTCTAATATATCATCTGTATATTTACCATATTCAAAGGCTCGTTGAGTACCTCCCAATTCTTTTATCACTATATCATTACCATGTATAATATCTTCGCCCGGAGCTAAATTATTAAAAGCGTCTACCACTTCATTAATCTTATCCGGTCCATAAGGCATATCTGGTAATCCACAAGATATATCAAATCTAGATATAGCATATTTGTTTAATGCTGCTCCTATGTCTCTTTCAGCATAGTCTTTTAAATCTATAAGATATATAATGGGATGGATATCTGATAATCCATATGCATAATCATCAAAGGGATTATTTTTTAATTCTATTATTTCTTCGGGTTCGAATCTGATATTTTCTTTATCTTCTCCTATCTCCTGATAATAATACATAGTCTGTCCATGTTCGTTTCTTTTAACAAACATGTTTTGGCTAGAACGAAGAACTAGATTGTCTCCGGTCCACTCCAAGTATCCCGTACCAAAGATACGAGCGTTCCTAACCCATCCATATAGAATTTGTTCTATATTAATGTCTCTAAACATTTCTTCTACCCTTTCCCTAACTTTATCTTCATCAGTTACTATGTCAAAACTATCTTTAACTGAATAAAAACATGGAAGGTCTATTAGTGTTCTCACTATAGGGTCTTGAAGGTAAACGTTCATATAGGTTCTAGGTTGACCTATGTGAGGTTCGTATTCACCTTTGTATGAAGGATTAAAGTTCGCCTTTTGAAGTTTAATTCTCTTAATGATTCCTTCACCAAAACTGACAGGTTCATCTTCCTTAAAGGGAGGACTTCTCCCTATCGTTGCGAATCGTCTTCGCACATTATCGAATATGGACATGGCTATCAACTATTATATAAACCCACATGAGTATTTAAAGTTTGTGCTATATAGGAAAACCTTTATTAAGACGATTTCTACGCGCTGACGTGGTCAAAAGCCCGGTTTTTCCGTATCCCTTGGGTTGAGAATGAAATCTTCTAGAGCCTCCTCTTTGAGTAGAAGTAAATGTAGCAGAACCGGGTAATATACTTAATGTAGCATGTATACCCATAACAGAACTATCACAATAATCATCATGTTTATTAGCGGGAGCCGCTATCTTTTCGGTCTTATTAGAGACATCCATGGTATATTCCAAATCTCTATGTTCTGCATACCATTTTAATATTAATCTTTTTAAAAGGGGGTTTAGGTTCTCAGGGTCAGGTATTTTTACACGTCCCTGTTGGATATAAGAAACATAATCTCTATATATCTGAGTCTTCGAGCCTCGTGGACCTCCTGTAAATATGAAGGGTAAAAAGTTAATCTGGGGACTACTATTTATACATTCCATTCTCAAGTCTTGTTCAATCGCACCGCCAATACCAGTACAATCAACAATAAGCTTATCAGCACGCAGCAAATTACAGACGTCAATGATACGCTTACGCTGGTATGGAATATCGTGTCCACCAGTTCTAGGGTTGATTTCTTCAACGTATATAAGCCTTGCAATATCTTCGCCACTATTCGGTCCCACAGACTTCTCCCGTGTCCATCCGGTAATAACAGTAGAGTTAACAGATTTACCAACATCAACACCGACAGTAACATTGCGATGTAATACTCCTCCTTCGAGAAGAGTTTCTCGGGTCCATGGTTCATAGTCATCAAAACAGTCTCTTAATTTTTCTGGATTGAATATATTCGATACACTCTCTACAAACTCGCATTCGTATTCTGTCTTCCAGTAGATAGAATCGTCCCCCCATTCCATCATCTTTTCTAGCATGTCGTATTCCTCA